ATACGAGCAACAAAAGCAGCAGCAACTTGAGCAGCAGTAGGGGCAGACACACCTGTTCCACCTGCAAAAGAAACTACGTAAGTTCTTGTTTGATAAATCGCACCTGATTCTTTTCCTCCACCGAAGAAGTTTTGTACGTTTGGAGCGTAAACTGTCAATGAGTAAGCACTTCCCGCAGCCAATGTAGCTGAAGCTAAAGCAACGTTAACAACATTTGCAGTACCTGCCGCAGTAGCATCGTACTTGAATGAAACTAAATCAGAAGCTTTAATAGTCAACGCAACGTTTCCTGCTTCGTCTTTGATTTTCAATACTCCGTTAGCTAACGCAGTGTCAGCAGCCAATGGAGTGTTTAAAACAACAACTTGGTCGTTTTCAATTTGTGGTAATTTAAAAGTAATTGCCATTGTTAAAAAATTTTAATACACCGATAAAATTATCTGTGTTTGGTTAAATTAATAACCATGCACCGTGCATAGTCGTACTGCAAATATAATTACTTTTTTTTAAACAAAATTTTTCGGGTTTCGACAAGGGTTTCTTTCTTCTTTCTTTTTTCTTTTTGGACTATGTATGAGTATATACGTAGTATATACGAATATATAGTCTTTTTCTTTCTTTCTTTTTCTTTTGCTTCTTTTCTTTTTCTTTCTTTCTTTCTTTTTCTTTTTTGTTTCTTCTTTCTTTAAAAAAGTTGAGAATAGAACTAACAGCATAGTTGACCAAAATAAAAAAAAATTAAAAAAAGCTTGCGTAATTGAAAAAGGTTCATTTACTTTGTCTCAGATAACATGCAGGTTATTGAAAGATTTTGTTTTAAGTTGGTTAAGAATAACTACAAAGCCTCATCAGATAAAGCTGCATTCTTTTGACGGTGGGGCTTTACTTTTTTAAGTAACATGGAAAATTTTAGAGTAGTATGTGTAAACGATAGGAACAAGCCTGATGGGTTTGTTGGGGATTGGATTAAGAAAGGAGAAATCTACACAGTTGTTGATGCAAAGAAGTTAGCTAGACAACGATTATCAATCGGATACAAGTTTGCTGAATTAAACATACACGAAAAATCAGTATTCCAATACTTCTTAGCAAATAGATTTCGTCCATACGATGAAGATGATGCTAAAGCGGAGGAAGCAGTACAAGAGTTGTTAGAAGAATCAATGGTTGACTTAGTAATGTAATTATGAAAACACTTATCATCATACTTTTCCCCTTCATTTGTTTTACTCAGCAAATGGAATTGCTTAAAGACCTAGACACATCAAGTAATCTCTTAAGCATGGCTACATCAGCTAGAATTAATGGGTACAAAACAAAGTTTGACAGCGAAGGCTTCTTTTTTACAGACAAAAAATCGTTTGTAGAGGTCGATGAAGATGGGGACTTTTTGTACTACGCGCCATATTCAACCGAAGAGTATCTAAGCTTAAAGAAAAAGCTTGACCAAGAATACGAACTAGTCCAAAGCAACTATTACAGCGATAGCAAAGACACCGAAATCATGTACATTGAATCATCTAGGCTTATTTGGCATCTGATGATTTTCAATGAGGACGGTGAAAAGCTTATAGCTTTAGCCTTAGAATCAAAATAAACAAGATGAGTACTTCCTCAACCTATTCGAGTAACAAGCTGAAACAAGTTTTAGAAAACAACACTCAGCATTTTATCATCAAATCTTTCTTGACAACCACTTTCGAATACGATAGGAAGATTCCTGAACATCACCTTTATTGGATTAATCTAAATAAAGGAATAGATGAAGAGTCGATGAGGTATAAGTACCTGTCTAGTAAAAAAATGAATTCCAAAGAGCTACAATTCTTCCACGATAATATTCATAATTACAATGAAGAAATTCAAACAGATTCAGGCTCGGTATGGGAACATAGAACTCTAGGATTTGATAAAGAGTTAGTGAAATGTAGTATCGAAGACGCATTAATTCAAAATCTTTAGTACTTTTCCTGTAACCTTATCCACTCTAGCTAACTTCACACGGTAATCTGTTTCTTTACATTGAACATAACGTGTAATTACATTCGCTTCTGTAGACAAAGACTTTATGTTTTCCGGTTCATACTTCGCATGAGCCACCGCGTTAATGTACGCAAAAGCAATAGCAAAAATAGCATCATCATAATCATATCTTGTATCAGCCGCTTGATATCTTGTTTGTCTATGTGTGTTTTGAGACTTCAAATCCTTCTCCACAAACGTCTTTAATTGCTCCCAAAGCCAAGGAACATCAATTCTATCCCCATACGCATCCAACAACTCCTCTATTTTAGCAATAATCCTAGGTGCTGTATTGGCTTTATTGGAAATACCAAACCATTTACCCCCATACATCTGTAAGTAATCAGGCAATTGAGCATTAGCAGTGAATTTATGCTTGAATCCGTGTATCTCTTGGAAATCGACATGCATATCACCAATATTGTTCTCTACTAATTCCTTTACACCACCTTTTCGCTGTTGGTCATAGTATAAACTTTGTAATAATACCTGTAGATACGTGTATTTGAACTTCCTGTCCCTATGGAATACCACTGAAGACACACAATTAGTGTAGGAATCCCATATTGCACTACACATCTTAGAGTGTCCTGTCTCAGAGTTTACGGGGTCAGTACCTTGATACCATCTATTCTTCCAAGTTTCTCCTTGTGGCGGATGATGAACAATCATAGCTGTAGTAGATACATTGTCTCGCTCACCGGTTTCCACCCATTTAGCCCCAATTATTTTAAAATCAGTAAGCAAATCAGGAGTTGGATGCGACATATCCATTACAGGCTCAAAGTATCCGTATTCAATTGGAACATCTTTTCCGTAAATTTCATTTAAGCGTTGATTACACATGTGTATTGGAACGAGCGTTCTTGCCTTCCTGATAAACATGTCGTCAATCGTAATTGGGTAGTGTTGGTGGAACTGTACTTTTGCAGCCTCCCCTTTTGCCGTTCCCTCAAGAGCCATATATGCTTTCTTCTCTCTGCGGATATGCTCATCCGTAACCCCACGCCTAGCGTAAGCGTTAAAGAATAATGGTATAATTCCGTATTCATAATTTCCTTCTCTCCATTGTTGAAGACACATTTTAAATTCAGCCTCAAATACAGAGCCACCTTTATCCATTTCTCCACCTGTACCCCATGCAATAAATTGTTGTTGCATAGTCATCTTTCCTGTCTCAGGATTATACTTAAATAATGCAGGACGACCTTCACGAATCATCTCTCCAAATATTTCAAATAAACCAATCTCATCGACAAATACAGCAGATGGAGAACCCCCGTTGATTGAATCTACAGCAGGGCTGTCAATTTGGAATCGGGATGCACCCCCATCGTCACGACCTTTTTTATCTCCTTTTTTATCAAAGGACATTACTTGGTCAGTCCAATTCTTTACCTCCATAGCGATAAAGTCAGGAATCTTAGTGTATGTCCATTTAACTTTATCTCGGAAAATCTCAATACCCTTCTCTTTTGAGTGGGTAACAAATTTAATGAAGTATGACTTATTTAAGTTCACACGCTTCATCCCGGCTAAACACATCGTTGTAGTAAAACCAATTTGACGGGCTTTACCAATCATTAACGAGTAACCGCAGTCGTACAGGAATAGAAGAACCATCTGAGCGTCCCAAGCCCGGTATTTAAGCATACCGTTGTCAGACTTATCTTCTTTAATAAATCCGTACTTATTACAGAAGTAAAGAGTGTTATCCTTACAGCGTTGTATCTCAGATTCTAACCAATCCCATTGGTCTTCTTCGTTATCAAAGTCAGTTATTTCAGACTTATCTTCTAGCCAAATTTTGGCTTGTTCGCAATATAGGTCAAAGGGCTTATACTTCTTTTTGTTTTGCCAACCTGAATTGATACTGTCTATCCAATCGACAAACTCTTTCGGATAATGGAACTCTTCATGGTTGGGTTTCCACTGACTTGTCAGTATGCCCTTTGAACTAATACTGTCTTGAAAAACATCAAAACTCATTAGTCTGATTTATTTTATAGTGCAGCGCTAAGGCAAATGCTTAGTTTGGCACTGTTAGTTGAATTATTGTTGGCACTTACCACCGCCTGGTTTACACAAACCAACAGAGCTGTTTCTGCTAGTTTTTCCTGAAGCGTCTTTCATTGATTGTCGTCTACCTTTGTTTGCTTTCATGTTAAGGGATGCTTGACTAATTTTGTCTCCAACTTTCTCTAGCTTCTCCTTCACATTGCTTACAACTCTTTTTGCAGGGCTAAATTTATAGCTTTGCTCGCCTTTCATTTGCTTCTTGTAAGCTTTTTTAATTTTTTGCTTCTGAATCATTTTCTTGATTCCTCCATCGCTAGCAGATGAAGCAGAACCCATAGTCATTGATTTGTTTAATAGTGCCATTTTTTCTTTTTTTATTGATTTACTACTATAGTCTTTCTTCAGCATCTTGCTGTCTATGCCTGAAGTTTTTCCTAACATTATCCTTTTTTAGCTTTCATTAACGCTAATTGAATCTTGCCTTTAAGCGTTTTCATTTTAGGTTTTGAAGCAGGAGAATTTTTCATTACTATCTCAGACGCTTCCATTGGAGAGGTAGTTACAGCTGTAGCCTTCTTAGTTTTAAGTTTTCCAATAGGTGTTCTTTTGCCTAAAGATGGTGCTGATGGTTTTGCTTTTTCATATTTTTGACTTGCTTTAGTAGCCATTTCTTTTGCTTTTTTAGAAATCTTACTAATAGTTCCTTTTTTTGGTTGTAACATGATTATTTATTTTAGTTTAAATACATTTGATAATTTCTTTCTAACCTTGATTTTGTCAGGGAAATCGTTGTCCGCATCATCAAGATGTTCCTTCAATTTCATCTTCTTAGGTTTCATCTTTTGAGAACGGTCATATACAGCAGGGAACTCCTCTCTCTTCTCGAAAGGGATTCTCTCTTGCTTGTTAGCCGGCATACCTGCTTCATAAAAATTCTTAGCCATACAAAATCATTTGTCCAAAATTAAGCAAAAAATAAATGCACTTATTTAGCGCACCTTGCCATTAATGATTCGTAAATTTCTGAAATCGTAGTCTCCATTCATGTCTGTTTCTATTGTCGCGAACCCATGATTCCATTTGTTATAAGGCATGTATTCAGGGCTTAATCCGCATAAAGAACCGATAGACCAAGTTGTTACAATGTTTCCATTCAAATCTTTTTCAGAATGCTCAGATGTTTGGTGATGGTGTCCTACCGCAGAAGATGCCTTTGCTCTCATGTAAAGACCTCTAGCAGCATTTACAGGTGAGAATACCGAATGACCAAATTCATGCCCGTGTAGGAGATTAAACTTACCAATTCGCGCCATCTGTTTTCCTTTAACTTCAGTAACTCCGAATTCGCCAAAGCGCAAGATATTGCATAAGTTAAAATCGTCAATACCTAAAAGTTCAGGAGCATTAAGACGAAGGTAGTTCTCCCAACGCTCTTCGTGATTACCCATCTTGAAATAGATAGGACAGTCGAATACTCGTTGTAGTTCTTTCAAGAACCCGCGTGTAATCTCCAATTCCCCGGCTAAGTCACGTAGTCTTCTGTCTTTAATGAATCTACTCCCTTGGTACATATCAATGGTATCTCCATTCAGGTAAACAAAGTTTGGTTTAAACTTGATTCCGTAATTAATCGCAACCTCAAGCGCATCATTATCTTGGTAAGGCAAATGAATATCATTCATAATCAAACCACGGTTGTTTCCTTTAGGAACGATAAAGTCCGGCAACTCATCATAGTCCGACTCAGGTAAAGCAAATTTAGTCATAGCTAGTTTTTTTTCTTTTTTATCTCTTTGCGAAACCGCCCCTATAGACGGAACACGATTCATTTCTCCCCTATTCAACCTAACCAACCCCCGGGCAGCATCGAGGCTTTTAAAATCAAGCGGGTATCTCTTCAGGCACTCCCGCGCCACCGCCATTGTTGTTGCATTAGGAAACTCCGTCAGGAGTTCGCGCACAATTTCTGACTTGTACGTTTGTTTAGATTGTTGTTTCTTGCTCATACTCTTCTTCTAATTCAGCGTTTCTCTTCGGCATTTTATCGTATTCCTTTACAGCATAGAAGAGTTTCTTCATTGAGCCTTTATAGAAATAGATTGGATTAACCATGTAAGTTCGTCTACCCTTATCAACTGTGAAGCGAATAATATCCGTTTCGCATAATTGACCAATAGCATTCATAACATAATGCATATTAATCCCGGTAGCAATTTGAATATCACGAAGACCATAGCTCTTCAAGACATTACCATAGTTCATATTCTTAGAAAAGAATCTAAGCACCTTATGAGACGATGGTTTTAAATCATTCTGCAAATCAATAGCCTCAACAAAGGTTATCATGTATCGCATTTTTTTTCTCTTAAGGATTTGATTAAGGACATCTTCAACCTCTGCTCCGTACCCATCAGCCAATGGAACAAGCGCCCCATTAATATCTTTGTAATACAAATCAAGGTTCTTTTGTCTATGCGCGATAATTCTATCGGCCTCTAACAAA